CCGCACATGAGGCCCACACACGCGTGAGCGATTCATTGTAGAGATTGTACTTGTTTTATTCTGGTTTTTCTCACTCCATATAATGGTCGGGCCAAGCAACTATACGTCCTCGACAGATTTAGATCAGGATTTGTTCTTTATTATTGTCTCTCCAAAGCAGATGAAAATTCACACGTCATATGTCATGCGTGTAATTCTACTAACCCACCGAGGCAATTCAAGGTTCCCCTGAAATATTCTGACTGGTACCCGTCATCGTCACTAACATTGCTACAACAGACTTCGTTCAGCCCCAATGTCCCTCAAAATATACTTTAAAGCGGGCGTTTTTACCCCGGGTCATGCACCTCATATCCCGCGTGCAAATCCAATGATGCACGTCACTCACAGCGCCCAAGTCCCATCATGCCAAGCGATAAACATCGCTATAGCCTGCCGCTAAACACCGCATAGGTCGCGGTTGCGGTCTGTCTCCAGGTTCAGAGATGATGCAAGAAGTGTCTTTACACAGACGAGAACGCCACGAGTCGCCAACTGCCAAGTCTTTATTCGACACACGAATCGGCAGTCCAGCGAGGTTGTCATATATAATATCTGTGCGGAACCGCACAGGATAGTCACGAAGCGTTGGGATCGTCGAAGCTTCGCAAACATATTCCTGGAAATTATCTTTCCACACTTGTGGAATGAACTCAGGATCGCCAATATCAATTGGTGTCAAGTCCGATTTCGCATCTAAGATCGCTTCGATGCGTAATTGTTCATGCACTGGGATACCGAATTCTTCTTCCACGAGCAATCTTGCTCCGTGGGGCACAGGTCGTGCAGGATTCGGTCCACCCTCCAGGGCACCAATTAGCTGCTCCCTCTCCCAAGCGTTGACACCATGCTGATCGCATTTTTCGATGTACCGCCTAAGATCAATGTGTCGCGTCATACGCAGACCATATTGAGCCAGACTTTGAATTATCGGACACCCCGGATATTGATAGGCAAATGACCACGACTTCGCGCATAGCAACTCGCGTAGTCGGACACCGTTACAGTTTACATAGAATGGAGAACTCCAACCGAAATCCGCGATTACTTCACGCGGATCTGTAACGATGATTTTGGTGGTGGGATCGAAAATGAGTCCACAAAAACTGGCTCGATAAAGATCATCGAACTTTTGTATCTTGATGGTCAGACCAAGTTTTGTGAAAAGACTATCATCAACACTTTGATGATGCTCAAACCGAAATAGCCCGTCGTCACCCTCCACAAACCCCGCAATTGCTTCCTCCTCGATTCCACCTTTAGAACAAACGAAAAGAAAGATCATCAAATTGGCAAACGAATTACCAAGCGAAGTGCACATCTCCCCCGACATGCGTGACTCTAGACCATGCACAGAAAACCCCTTATAGTGACAAGTATTCTGCACCCCAATGGCTTCCTTCACAAGGGAGAACCATATACTGCCTTCCGGCAGTTCCTGCGTCATATACTCATATAATTGAAACTCAACTTCAGCCATCAGCTGAGGATCAAAATGAGACTCAAACGCAGAATAATCCGTCGCATAGTATTTAGCTGTGGGGCTATAAAGTGCCTCCCACACACGCGACGCGCGATCTCGAACAGGCGTCTTCTTGATGAACCACTTCATCTTGAACAGAACGCGCTCGATTGCAGCGAAGATTGGCCCGACCGCACATTTGAACTCGTCACTACGCGAATTAATGCCCCGCAAATGCTTATATGCCGAATAGGACTCGGCTTTACTAAACGATTTGCATGACACTTGACGCCTAGTGAATGGTGCGAGAAATGCAGCCCAGACCCGTCTTAGTTCTTCTTTACGTCGCAAGCTGTACCTGGTTTGTGCTAACCAGGACTCGAAGCTGACGTCCTCATCCACACCTAGTGGTATAAGATTCTTCTTGAGCCATCTCTTGACAAACCTTGTCAGCTCAAGCCTTAACTCCGGTTGGGAGGGGGGGTGTTTATACGCAGTTCGCTTAAACACGCCAGCAGCATGGGATGCCGTGTCCGAAAGGTCCGGATACGGCATTTTGAACCCGAGAAAGTGGCATCCCAGTGTCACACACATGGGTGGGCGCCGGTTAGGATCACTCCAATTAAAGATTTCAAGGATCGTGTTCTCCTTGATCGACGGAACTGGTACTCCGTTATCAAATCTTTGAATCGGGGAATTGAACTCTCCAAACCGATACCCATACGCCACGACTCGGCCTACTGCTGGCCCACGCGGAAAATCGGGTACGAACTAAAGCGGAGCGACTGCACCAAAGTGCATGCTAAGTCGACAGTGTTATACACAATGTCATTCTCCACCTCAGCGACACGATCAATATTCACGTGACCTTGCTTGCGTGAGGACGTCAAAGTGTCAGCAAATGCCGTTTTAAACGTTTCGAAATTGGGATACCGTGCAGTATTACCAACAACGTTCAATTCGACAAGCATCTCACCTGAAATGATCTTGTTCTCACATTCCCACAAGCCTTTTGTCCATGTTATCTTCTTCCACATTTGATACTGAGCATCAGCAATGTAGTTACGATCGCCCACAGGACACGTCTTCCAAGTGACATGACGTTGATCCCCTGACCCAAGTCTTGACATGTACGCGTTACCAACCAACGTCCACTCGATTCGATCCGGGCGCGATGGCTTGCGAAACACAAACCAAAACCACGCGCACACAAATGATAAATCTATGAACGTAATGAGTGCCACACCAAGGTGAAGATGCTCAACAAGCACCGACACAATGCAGGTCAAACTCATGGCAAGCGACGTTGTAATAGCAAAAGTGAACAATTGCCACAACCACATCAACAAGAATTCGAGGACTGTGAGCTTGGCTCCGATGGAAACATCTCGGAGACCAAACACAGGACGGACGGGATCAGCGGCTGGCACATTTGCCACTGACTCTGACGAAGAGCTTTGTCCCTCGACGGACGAGACGGAAGCCACAATTGGCCCATCATCATCATCAGTCGATGTCGTCCCACTCGTTGCCGCGGATGAACTCGGGCGAGTGGCTTCAACCGCTGGCGAGTGCGATTGGCTCGTGGTGGGCTTAGAAACAGGAACAGCAGACGAGGGATGGCTTTCGCCAAGATTGACCTTTCCGCTGAATTTTCCACAAGAAGCTGAATGACCACACTTCTTGTTCGATCGAAGAGTGCCCCCATAATGACAGTCACACGACTCATCAATGGTAGTAGGCATCTGGAAATCCTGAACCTCCATCACGGTTCGAACAATGGCCTGACGCAGGCGCTCTGCCTCAGCAGCGCGCTCCTCAGCATACTTCACTTTCAAGCTGTCTTTTGACAGTTTCGCACCCCCAGGCTTTGATGGGTTAGTGCACTTGTTAGCAAGATGACCTGGCGTTCCGCATTTAAAACAGATACGCTCGTCTTTATCCACATGACGAGGTGGATTTTTCGGGCCCGAATATGAACTGCTCGTGGTCGCCGACACAGCATGTGTTGCAGTTGTAGCTGCTTGCACGCCTATCTGGCTCCCCATTCCCACTTTTACGGGTAGGCATTCCGCTTGACGATTACTTTGATTCGCAGACGTTAAGATTTCTGCTGCATTTCCAGATTCGATGTTGTGACTCATTTAATTAAGAAAGCGCCTAGAGATTGAACACGTGGGAACATTCTTCAGAA